ATGGGATAGCATAATATATACAGACCTAGATCCTTCGATTAGTAATTATAATCAAGCTTTAGAGAAAAAATCTAGTGAAGGTTTATCTTCTATAGATGAAAAACTATGCTGGCCAATGGGCAAAATGCAAGGTAAAAATATGTTTATGTCTATTTTAGCTATAGTTAGAACTCAACAAACAGATGTGAAAAATGGAGGGGTACCTTGTGAAACACCTTCAAATAAAATGATAGATATTTCAGGATTAGTAACCGATTCGGGTGAAAAAGTTAAATTAACTATAGAAATTGCAAATAAGTTAAATTCAAAAGGAATAACTACAGCTCTATTTTATGGTGGTAAGTGGGTTTTATGGGGACCTCATATGAGCAATTTTGCTCATGAAGAAACAAACAAACCTGAAGAAATGTTTGATGTAAATAGACGTATGGATATATACCTAAATAATGATTTTAAAAAGAGAAATGCAGATAAAATTGATTCTCCTATGACTAGGAATGATATAGATGCATTAATTAATACTGAACAAATAAGGTTAAATGCTCTTGTGAGTGAAGGCAAGTTATTGTTTGGAAGTATTTCATTTAGAAGTTCTAATAATACAGTATCAGATTTAATGCAAGGGAATTTTGTATTTGATACTGTTACTACAGCTACAATACCTGCGAAGTCATTAACTCAAAAAATACAATATAGCTCACAAGGTATAAAAGATATGATGGGTGGTGAGTAATAATGAAAATAGGAAATAAAGTAATAAATTATTCAGTATATGTAGCTAGTAAAAAAGTAGGAGATACAGTTAGTGTAGAATTACCTGAAATAGAGTTTTTAACAGATTCAATAAAAGGTGCTGGAATAGTAGGAGAAATAGATTTACCTTCATTATATCAAGTCGGAAGTATGAGTTTATCAATATCAACAAGAGTATCAAATATACCCGATGATTTAGCATTACTTATGTCTGCTAGAGATATAGAAATAAGATGGGTAACTGATGCAATAAATACATCTAATGCATCATCAGATGTTGTAGGCCATAAAGCATTTATAAAATGTGTTCCTAAAAAGATTGGAGAAGGTAAAATAGAACCAGGATCTGGGCAGGATGGAAGTTATGAATATGAAGTACTTTCATATAAAAGAGTAACTAATGGTAAAAATATACTAGAAATAGATAAGTTAAATGGTGTATTCAAAGTAAATGGAGTAGACCAAACTAAATCAATAAATTCATTATTATAAAAATAGAGCAGTCCATGTAGGACTGCTTTTAAATTAGGAGGAAATTATTATTATGAGTGAAAATAAAGAAGTAATAGAAATAGAAGTTATTGAG